TCTTCGTCAAACTTAAAACGCATATTTTCTGATATATTATAGGGCAAGTATGTTAAAGAACATTCAATCATAATGCCACTTTCGTAGGTATCAACAACTACTTCGTCAACTTGTACTCTTGGATCATAGTTAATAATTGTAGTAACATTAGCAGCAATAGCCTGTTTTAATCCTTCTGTCATTGGTTCAAACAATACGTCCCAAATTATAGTTCCAAACTCTGGATTTTCTAATTTTTCCCCCATACGAATGTGAAAATGATTAATTATGTCTTGTTTAATTAGAGCAATGTCATACAAATTAAAACTTGTATTTTCGCTATTAGCCGTAGAAATACCTCTATAAGCTCTACTAGTAACAGGTTCAGTAGGTTTCTTATTTGATTTTATTTGGATTTCTTTGTATAACTTTTTCTCTAATGTGCTCATAACAATATTTAGCCTACATTTTTATGGTAGTGGCCAATCCTCCGGATCAGTGTTTCCTACTTCTGCTTCAATATCTTGTCCAGTAGGCTCAGGTGAAATGCTTGCTAACGGTACTAAGTCTCCCGTAATCATCTTACTAGCAAAGCCTCTACCTAATCCTATACGATTTCTTGTTTCAGCGCCGCCTTGGTTAGCATATCCGACTGCTCTACGGAATTCTTCGCCAAGTGCTGCATAATCATAACTGTCCCAACTTATTGATTTTGACTTAATATATCCTACAGCAAGTTTTACTGCAACTTCTGGATCATTTGCTAAATCGGGGTTTTCGACCACTTGTGGTACACCACCTAATCCGCCATATCTTCTATAATTATCTTTAAAGGTTAACTGTATTAACCCTCTACCACGATACTTATAACCTTCATCTTGAGCGTTACCGTATCTACCTCCGTATAGTGTATTACCTATTGCAGCAGGACCTGCTGCGGCAAGTTCTTGTGCAAAAGCATCAGTTTTAACACGACTAGGAAACACTGCACGTAATCTTGAAGCACTATAATTTAAGTTTTCACTTCTCGGTTTAAATCCACATTCTGCCATCGGTTGTGCCATAGCCATACCAAGTGCTTCTGCATTACCCGGAGTTTCGCCAGGAGCAAGTCTATTAGGATCTGCTGTTTTAAGTGCATTAGCAGGATCTAAGCCTACACCTTTAATAAGTTCACTTAAGAAATATTGTTGCAAGTCTGTAACAGGAACAGGTTTAGCAGGCTGATCTCCTATTGGTCCAACTTCTCCTGGTACAACAGTCTGAGGGGCTGCAACTGTATTACCACTAGCATCAGTGACTGTTCCTGAATTGGCTGCGGCAGCGTTCGATTCGTTAACTGGTCCTGCATCGCTATCTGTATTAATTAACGGTGTTGTTTCCCTTAATGCAGGACTTGGACTTGAACTTGCTTGTGTTTTACTCGGAACAAAAGTTAACGGATCTAGATGTTCATGTCCTAACCACGGTTCGTGCACCGGCACACGTACCGGCCAAAGCGCAGATGCTGCGACAGCAGCTTGCGCAGCAGTATCTGCTTCAGATGCAGAATCAGCTGCTGGCCCGTTCAAATGTATATTAGTACCAGTTGCTACAATATCGCCACCAGCGGCAATATCTGTTTCTCTACCTGAAGTAAAGTAATTATATCCGCTACTTAAAATTTCTAAATTAGTTTGTGTATGTCTATAGTCTCCAGCAGTGTTAACATCATACGGACCTTGATTTGTTAATGAATGTTTTCCAGCAACTATCTTATCTCCTTTTGCACCAATGTATATTTTTTGATCTGCACCAACATAGTGATCTTCATTTGCGCCAACATCCATTTTATGATCGGTACCAACTTTAACATCACTATTTTGTCCAACTGTTAATTTATAATTTCTAACAGCATTCATATTAATATCACGTCCTGCTGACATATTAATATCTCTATCTGTGCTTATGTTTAAGTCATTTTGTGATCTAATACTAATACTATCTTGTGCATAGATATCAATCTTTCCGTTAGATGTTAATTCTATCCAAGCACTTCCTTGTGCATTGGCAATGTAAATTAAATCTTCACTATTATGTAATAATATTTGGTGTCCGGTACGGGTTCTTAAACGTACTAACTCATCTGCAGGAAGTTGAGGGATGCCGCCAGTTTCTTCATTTGTAATATCTGCATATTCTTTCCTGCCTTGACCTGCATAACTTTTTCTCAGTTTTGTTTCGTCACCGTCGTCGAATACTAAACTACTCCCTCCAAGTCTACTTGCATATACCTGAGCTCGCTGTTCTGTAGGTCCTACGGCAGCCCTCGGTGCTCCTGGTCGCTTATCTTTTGGTCCAGGAGTGCTAATACCAAAAACACTCGACGGTACTTCTCTTCTAGATGACGAAGTTCCAGGTCCTCGCACATTATCATATAGTGTGCCTTGCCTACCTAAAATAGTATAAAAGTCTGTGTTAACAGGCTTAATATATTTTGTAGGGTCATTGCCTGCGCCTGTTTGTTGACGTTTGTTAAATTCTCCTACAGGTAATTTTTTCGTATTGTCTTGATTGTTATATTCAGTTCCTGCCCACGGATCAGGAGTCATCCAATTCATATAAGCAGGCGGAACACACCCAATCCAATATCCTTTACTAATATTTCCTTCAGCAAACATTACTAAAACTGTAGTGCCAACATCTGGTGGTATAAACCACATTCCGTAACTTTTTTGTGTAGACTGAAAATTATCATTATCTTGTACTGCATTTAATGGAGTTGTACCATAGAAGGGAGACAAGTATTTTACTGTGACAATTTGTCCGGATCTTTCAGCTTGGTTACCTGACGTTGTATGCTTTAATAATTCTACTTGTAAAGTACCCATGTACTTAGGATCAAGTTGAGAAACCACAATCGCTTCATACGGACCTGGATTTCTAACGCTTTTTGGATTTGCTGGACGATTCTCTGTACTCATGTTGCTATTACACCCGATCTACCGTCGCCTAACGAAGTATCTTGTTTAGGTGCAGATTGTAATGCGCTGCCATCACCTGCTGTTCCAGGTTGGCCTACTTCTGCTTCTTGATTTGGTCTTCTAACGACAGACAATATTTGAGAAAATTTATTTCCTTCAATTCTATTTTTTACAAGGTTAACCCTGTATAAACCACTAAATGCTTTCACAGGAACAGTATCTCCTGGAAATATCATTGTTCCTTTTGATTGACTATAATCTATAGGTGTTCTAAAATTCAATACAATATCAACTTCTCCTCGTTGATGATCTATAGTTCCGTCTTCTGTTGTTCCGCTACCTGCACTTGGGCTACTGTAGTTTCCTACACCACTGTCTGCAATATAATACGGATCACCTAAAATTGTTAATTCCATACTTAATAAATCTACATCACTGTTAACGATTGCTTCATTAAACTGTCTTGCAACTTGTATTGCCGTATTTGAATAGTCGCCGCCGCCTTCTTGTGCAGAACCGTTTGCTTCGTTTGATTCTCTTGCAGCATTAGTTCCTGACGGTACGGAGGTTGCATCAGCACCTTCGTTTGCAACATAACCACTGTTTTGTCCAGAATCGTTTGTTCCTGAATTTTGTTGTTGTACTACACTGGCATTTGCCAATCCTCCATCTGGAGCAATTGAGCTATAAAAAGCATTATTAATTGTTATTTCAAAATCTATAATATCTTCGTTTTGACCTGTATAGATATAATTGTATTCTTTAGCTGCTACAAGTTTTCTTTCTTCTACACCAACACTAGGTCTTGTTGGGCTTTGAAATACCGAACTATGTACAGAATAAGGAACAATCATGTAAACATATACCTTAGGATTTTCACCTGTTTTTCGCAGCATCTCTGCATCAGGAACAATATAACATTGTGTTTGTACTCTAAACCAAGGAATATTACCATTATTATCCTCTTCTCTTTGAGTTGCTGCTTGCTGACCGTATGTACTTAGAATTACTAGTTCTTCAATAATTTTTTCAATGTTTGTTCCTTGAGGAAATTGAAATGTTCTAAATTCATTTGATATTTGTATTCTACCGTTATCAAAGAATATTGTTCCGTCATCATTTTCTTTCTGCGTAAACGCAGGAACACCAAACGGAACACTTCCACCTTCCGCCATAGACCTAGCAACATTTGCTTTTCCTATCGAATTTATTGTGGCGTCATCTGCAACTAATGCTCGCACTGCGGCAGAGATATTATTATCTGATGCTTGTAAATTTATATACGGAGCAGCTACTTCATTAACTCTTTCTATTTCTTCAGGATCTGCTTCGCTTGACGGAATTCCTGTAATCCGTGTATAAATTTCTTCAGGTGTTGCTGTTGCTCCACTTTCTTGTCCGCCGGAAGCAACATTCGCAAGACCTAAACCAGATACTAATTCAGTCGGAAAAATAATTATATATTCGTCTTTAGTAAATGATTCATTTTTTTCGGCTCTTTCTCTATTACGTTTGTTTATGATGCCTGTTAAACTATCTGGTCCTTTTTGCAAAAGTTCTACAAGATTGTTTCCAGTAATTTTAGTTTCTACGTTAACAGTTTGCACTGTATTACTTTGTGCTTGTTCATTCCATGCATATGCTTTTACAGTGTATCTAGATCCTCCGGCAGTTACATCAAATTCAACATTACTAATTTTAATAGGAAGGTGTCTTACTGTTTTACTATTAGGAACCGGATTTCCTTTATCGTCATAGCCTATAAATTCTATAGAAAGCATATATGGTGCCCTATTGTAGTTCGCATGGCCTGCATTTCTTGCTGCAACTTGCAAGGTTTGCAAAAATAATCCCATACTGTAAGGCTCGTGTACTTCAAAACTAATAACATTTGCATTACTTGTTCGTGTTTTATTAGTTGGAACTATAACTGAATCAATTTCAATATTATCGATAAAATATTCAATTTGTGCATCAGCTGTTTCATATGCTGTTCTTGCTTTATTGCCTGCACCACCACCTGATCTTAAAACAGTTACAGATGGTGGTGATCTTCTATACGACTGATCTGGAAAATTAATTTCACTAGGTGTTAAACAGGATAGCGTAACAATAGAATTAAATGTTGCATACCCTCTTAATTCATTAGGTTGTTTGTTTACAGAATATAATAGCTTAGGGGGAGTTTGTCTAGCATTGGAAGTATTTTGTGCCGCAGCATTATCTCCCGCGCCGCTACCAACAGAAGCATTTCCAGATTGAACTGTTACATTTGACGAAGAACTTGAACCTGCTGCGGTATCTGCTGGATCTGGCATCTACTTAATATCCTAAAAATTTTTGCAAATCATCTGCCTTTGGCAAATAAATTTCTATTCCTGTTTCTAAATCAAAAACAGGATCTTTAATTACATCCATATTTCTTTGTGCAAAGACCCACCATAACTTGGGAGTTCCGTACACAGAATAAGCTAAAAGATCTGGTCTATGATTAAACTGTGGCTGTACTTTATATAACACATCGTCATCACTTGCAGGCACAGACCTGATTGCTAATGTGTCCAAGTATTGCTTATTAACTACCCTAGTGTTACCATAAGGACTTGTTGACGTATATTTTGCTATTAGATGAATCCTCCGCCATTTCCTTTGCTACCTAAGTATCCACCTTGAACAAAGGTTTGTAAATTAAATTGCGAAACTTTTGCTCTTGAGTATGTTGGTGATACAGTTACCGAAACTTGGCTTTGTGTTGGAGCCCACCCAACTTTCCCTTTTAGTTCAGGTATTGTTGTGTCCGGAGTTATTTCTCCTGTTATTTGTGTTTTAACATAATCAACGTCTGCAGGCATATCAACTGTAAAGTTTTTAACTACTACCGGAACATCAGGAAAAACAAAATCTCCATATCCGTTTAATTTTACAAGGGGTGGCGGAGCACCAGCTTCTGTACTTTGTCCATATGCCATTTTAGTTATTGCTCTTAAGTAATGTACCATCGCTGTCCAATATTGAGCATCTTTAGCGTTTTCGACAAAGAAGTCTCCTGTAATAACTATATCTTCAATTTGGCTGTTCTGATATATGTTAAAGGGCTAATTACTATGTATAGGCGCCATTGAATCATAATTAGCTGTATGTTGAATTAATATCGTAGGAGTATATGGAAATACTAATCCGCCAGTAAGTTCAAGAGGTTTTAGAACTTCACTCTGTCCTAGAGTAGCAGGAAGACTTAGCCTAACACGCCAGTCATTTGCTGCACTTGCAACAGTAGCATTTGAAATAGTTCTATCAGGTGGTTGAGAATCAACCATACCTAATATTCCTCTAAAAATGCCAGTAGGATCTAATGTATCAAATAGTTGATTTTTTGCTTGAGCTGCTAAACGATTTCCAGTTTGCTGGATGTCGTTTTTTATGCTGTTAACATTAGAGGTTACTACTTGCTTTAAATTGAAGGCCATATTATTCTCCTATATACATTATTTAGTTGACTTTTTTAAGTGCGTATATTATAATAGTAGCTTAACTTGGAGATTTTCATGAGAAAACAAAATTATCTAAACAATAAAGATTTATTAAAGGAGATACACAAATCAAAAAGCAGATTTTCGAGCTTTGTAGATCCAGAATACGCACAATATGATATAATTTTACCTGATATTGAAAAAATTAACATTAGAACTATTGCAGAAGCAAAAAGAAATAAAGCAAAACGCCTACAACAACAAGATTTTGAAGCACGTAAACTAGCAGGTGAAAAAGTTAAACTTGCTGAGTGCGAAATTGATTATCGTAAAATACAAAAGGATGAACTAATCTTTCGTATTATGACGTTTGACCACATTCCAGAAGAGCCAGGTCGTAAAAAGAATCCAAAGACCGTTGCAGATACAAAAGTAAAACTAAACTTTCCGCCCTTTCAGCATTATAAATTTAATGAAAAAGACGAGCTTGTACTTGTAGGTAAAAGTCACTGGGTCGGCGGCATGGAAAACGGATATTTTAGTCAAAAACATGCAAAAGCAACAGACAAACTTGCACTTATGTGGATGAAATTGTGCGAACGCTATGCCACAAGAGGCAACGTAAGAGGATATACCTACAATGACGAAATGCGTGGACAAGCAATACTCCAGCTTGCACAGATTGGTTTGCAGTTTGACGAGAGCAAATCTAACAATCCGTTTGCATACTACACAGCAGCAGTCACTAACTCATTTGTACGTGTTATCAATCTTGAAAAACGTAATCAAAACATACGAGATGACATCCTTGAAATGAATGATATGAATCCAAGTTATACCAGACAACACAACGCTGAATGGGAAGCAGCCATGAAACGCGAAAAAGAAGAAAAAGCTAACCAAAACTAATTGACTTTCATTTGAAATGATAGTATTATATTAATGATTAGTATGGAGAATAAATTTTGTTCAAAAAAGCAGCAGTCTTTACAGACATACACTTTGGACTAAAAGGCAATAGTCGTGTACACAACGACGACTGTGAAGAATTTGTAGATTGGTTTATCGAACAAGCAAAAGAAAACGGTTGCGAAACCGGTATCTTCTGCGGCGACTGGCACCATAATAGGAACAGTCTTAACCTTACGACTATGGATGCTACTATTCGTAGTTTAGAAAAGTTAGGAAAGGCGTTTGATAAGTTTTACATGTTTGTCGGCAACCACGACTTGTACTATAAAGACAAGCGTGATGTAAGCTCGACTATCTTCGGTAAACATATTGATGGTATTACACTTATAGACGAAATCTACGAAGAAGATGATGTTGCTCTAGTCCCATGGCTAGTAGGCGATGAATGGAAGAAGATTGAGAAGATTAAAGCCAAATACATGTTTGGTCACTTTGAACTTCCAAGTTTCTATATGAACGCTATGGTACAAATGCCAGATCACGGCGACTTACGAGCCCAACATTTTGTAAATCAAGACTATGTGTTCTCAGGACACTTCCATAAACGTCAAGTACAAGGCAAGATTCATTACATCGGTAATGCATTTCCGCACAACTATGCAGATGCATGGGACGATGAACGTGGCATGATGATACTTGATAAAGAAAATGGTAAAGAACCAGAATACATTAACTGGTGGAACTGTCCTAAATATCGTACAACTACACTAAGCAAGTTATTAGATCCAGATGCAGATATTATTAAACCTAAAATGTATCTGCGTGTTACTATTGATGTTCCTATTAGTTATGAAGAAGCACAATTTATCAAAGAAACTTACATTAGTACACACAACTGTCGAGAAATTACACTAATTCCGCAAAAACAAATTGAAGAGATTACTACCGACTTAGACATTTCAGCGTTTGAAAGCGTTGATGAAATTGTATCTAAAGAAATTACCGCTATTGATAGCGATAACTTTAATAAGAAACTGTTATTAGACATATA